TTTGTATATCTTTGCTTATTTCATTATGCCATGGATAAAGAATATTTGTCTGAAAACAAAGCGCTGTTCCTGCTACTACAAAATTTGCCAGAGGCAAATAAGAGACGATTCTCTGTCGTATGGTTGTCCACATAGAGTCTGTAAGGGTATACGTTTATAAACTCTATAGATTATCTTTCGCCGACCAAACGGCGAGGAACGGTTTATACGAGTGAAAAATTTACACATTTTGACATTTTAATTCCTCAAGGGTTTAATAATTCGTGTAGTGCGTTAAATTGCGTGCGCAAGCAAAATCATTTCCCTCTTTGCACGATATCATACTTCCATAACAAAATTCGGCGAATGCTCCCTGGTCATTCGGAATCGTCGTGCTTGCGGTAGAATGGAAGGGGCGAAGGGATTGTTCGAAGTCCAAATTATCGCCTAAACTAGAGAACAGTTTCTTTGAAATATCGGGTTGGTCCGGGTGAACATCGTTTATAAATTGTTTGGTTTGTGCCACTATTTTATCATTTACATTTTTGTTAAAGGCTGGTGGCGCGGGCTGTTTGTTCGGATTATAATCATAATCCGTGACGAGAACATTGTTGAATGGATTATCTGATGTGGGTGTTGAAAATATATCATCGGGTATGGGAATGTTATTTTGTGTTAAATAATCACGAGCAGGACCTTCGAAGTTTTCTTTTAAAGATTGAATTCCCTTTTTCGCCGTTTTTATATCCTGTTCCTTTGTGTGATAGTAATAAAGTATGAAGATTGCACCGAGCGTAATACAGCAAACAATAAAAAGACGGAGACTGTTTGACAATAACATGCCAACAATGGTCAATATAACAACAGCGCGCGTAACTGCGTTTAATTTTTGTTCATACGTCATTGTGTCTACTGGGAAAAATTCGAAAATATGTTTGGGGTCAAAAATCACATTCGGGTTCTCTGTCCAAAATGGTATTTTTTCTTGTTCTTTTGCGGAAGGAATATCATTCAAATCAACCAGTAAATTTCCTTTGGGTGGATTTTCAATTGGAGTCGTGCTCATTGATTTTTGCAAATATACTATATATCTTTGACATAATATATTTATGCGAATGGCGAATTTTCTAAACCATAAATTTTGAGATCGGAATGGCGAAAATCTTTGTTATGACGCAAACACCAATTCCTTTTTAATACATTTGTCGTCGATTTGAAAGGTATCGCATTTTTCGTGTTCCGGAACAATTTGTAAAACACACTTGGATTTTTCACCATAAAGTGACTCTGTGCACCCCTTTTCCTTTTTTTTGTGTGTTTTCAGCGTTTTCATTCGTTTCAATGATTTCGCACATCTGGCACGGAAATGTTCATAACGTTCTCTTACATCTTCGTAGGACAACCCCGAATTTTTCCCCAACATTTTATTTACAACCTCATGTAAGTCATAAATATATTTGGAAAAGGAAGCCCGTGAATCCATATGTGCATATCGAAAGGGTAATCGTTTAAAATTCTTGCATAAGTTCTTTCTACATTTCCCGCAAGGCAACACATGTCGTAAATTCGATACGAAATCGTAGTAATGTTTTTTATCATGACAGGTTGGCTTTACTGGATAATTAAAACTCATGGTGTGCAATGAATGCCATAGTCCAGGTCCCCATATCGTGGTTAACATACCATCGTTGGATGAGTAGTCCTTTTCATTATATACATGTTTCTTCAATGTTTTACCCCCTATTTTTGTAGACCGTATTGAATTTGCGTGTTTCTTTGTTTTTTGCATTGCGAGACGTGTCTACTATAGAGAGACAAAATAATTTTTACTAAACACTAAACACTTGAAGAATCAGTAAACCAGTATCCGTTCATTTAGCAACAAAAAGTATGCCGTATTATATATATATCTATCCATGGCAAACATCGTAGACGTTTTCCGTAAATTTATTAGTCCGTATTCTTATTTTATTCTTATTTTTGTTGTTTTTGTAATATTTGCATACGCCGGATATTATGCTTACAATACGTTTTATTTGAAAAAATCTGGCAACAAGTTTTCCGACGTGGCGAACGCGAATCGCCGACAAAAAGAGGTCATGATTTATTTTTTCCACGTAGACTGGTGCCCCCATTGCAAAAATGCTTTACCCGAATGGAACGCATTTAAGTCGCAATACGACGAAAAGGAGGTAAATGGATATGTGTTAAAATGTGTGGACACGGATTGCACATCTGAGACAGGAGAAGTCACTCGTGTGATTAAAACATATAACATTGATTCTTATCCTACCGTTAAAATGGTAAAGGATGGCAAGACCATTGATTTTGACTCCAAAATTACGAAGACTTCGCTTGAGAAATTTGCGACAGTAATGACGAATAATTAGCCAGTAAAATTGAATCTTCTATTCATTATAAAATGACGTTATGAATAGAACAAGTTGTCAACATAAAACCATATCCAATGGAATCTTTCGAAGATTATGCTACAAATCTATACCGAGAAACTGCCATTTCGTGGACATTACATGCTATAAAAATAATGATGGGTTACAATGATGTTCGCAATGAAATAATAAAAGAATTTTGCCCATGTGTTCAAAACGTCGAATTTTCTCGCACATTTGATGGCGACCCCTATTCAGATGGTATATCGGCGGTATCGAAATACAAGGAGATTGAACAATATCTTGTATCGTGCATCGACAAGAAACCATATGTAATATTCACAGCATGTAACATAAAAGATGCCGATACCGACGAAACACATTATCAAAGTTTTTATATGGATAACATGAACCATGAAATATATGTTATAGATCCTGCGAAACCAGCAAAGGGATATGGCATTTATTACCCCGAAGTAGCACTTTGTGTTGTAAAACCATTTGCGGAATCGAATGGTTATACCTTTCGGTTTATGCCCGTATCTTCTCCTGCGCAAATATCTGATGAAGACGTGTTTTGTCAGTCGTGGACGTTATATATTTTATTACATGCATTACAGACCGGAGTAGGCACATCCGTAACTATTCCCAAAAAACAGACCGACAAATATAACGTTCTCTTGTCGTTTTACAAAGAAGTCGTAACTAGAATACCAACAACAATCGACGACATTCGCACCATTTATCGCGAGGAACTTTTGTTGGAAGAAAATATTCAGGTTGTATTGTCGGATGGAACGATGGAGGATTGGAATGCACTGTTCGATATCGATCCCTATGCATTGCTACTGCAAATGACAGCGGATGACATGGCATAATGTTAGTGCGTTTCCGTGTCGGGGGTTTCCAATGCCGGCAAATCCTTGTTCAACTGTTTTTTCACATGAGAAACCCCCTTTTCTATAAGATTCATGCGCATTTGCATATCATTACAAACACTATAAATTTCATAGATGGATGTCGCAAACGATGGTATTCGAAATTCGGTTTCCATGGTTAAAACGGGTGGCGTTGCAAGAACGTTCTCTAAAATTCTAGATAAAACAATCATTGCAAAATCAAGAATCGTGGATTCTCCGGACAAACGTTGCGGGCAAGACGCGTCTGGAATTCTTGTTATTCCGAGAACCTCTTCTTTTTTCGCCCCATTTTCTATACATTTTAGTATAGGATAGTTGCACAATAGTCCACCGTCGCAATACCAACAATCTCCCTTTAATATAGGAGACATGACTATGGGAAGCGCGCTAGAACAATACACAGCATCGACGACTCTCCATTCCGGGTGCGTTTTATAAGAAATGTCGATGAGTTTAAATGTATTCAATTCCGTCGTAAATATATGGATTTCAACCCCAGTTTTGTCATAGAATTCTTTCATCGTAATATCAATCGATATGTCTTTTCCATGAAATAGAGGTAAAAAAGTTTCTTCTATGACCTTGTTTGTAAAAATGCCACGCTTTTGAAAAGAATCGAAAATAGAATACATGTCAAATTTGTATACATGATGCCAGGGACGTTTTATCAAGTAATCGTCCAATGTTTCCCACTCGTATTTCAATGCCAACATGACAGCCAACATGGATCCAATGGATGTTCCATACATGGTTTCTATATCCTCCATGTTCCAAACGTGTTGACGAACTGTTTCGCGCAATACTCCATAAAACGAAAAACCATTTATACCTCCACCTGAAATCACCAAATGCTTTATAGTGGGTTTTTGGTGGGAATGTCTGCTGTTTTCGGTCATGTTGTTTATAACAACACGGTCGAACTGTCTATATTTTTTCTAAACGAATCATATAAGACAAAATGTCCTGTTTTTTATTCACAGATGACGAAGAAAGTAATCGTAAAATAAACATTGACGAACTTTACGGAAAACAACAACAAAAAGATTTGAAACAGTTATCGATATTCAATAAAATTTTGAACCGTATACATAAACGCATCACGCAAATTTCACGCATAAAACCGTTGGAGAAGTTTGTATGGTTCACTGTTCCGGAATACATATTTGGAGAACCAGTATATGATAACGGGGAGTGCACAGGATATTTAGTTGCGAAATTACATGAGAATGGTTTCGATGTAAGATATATTCATCCCAACACATTATGGATTTCATGGAAAAACTGGGTGCCATCGTATGTTCGTTCCGAAATTAAAAAGAAAACGGGTTATGTTCTTGATGAAAAGGGGAATATTATTGACAAAAAAGAAAAGGAAATAGAGAACGAAATGTCGAATTCACCAATGAACGCAGAAAAACAGCCGGCTAAAAATGGAAAATCATACACGCCGATAAATACTTATAAACCAACCGGGAACTTAGTATATAATGCTGAAATGTTCGAGAAATTGGAGAAAAAAATAAACTAGTGGTCATGCTGCATATTCGCTATTTTTATGAAAAATAGCGAAGAAACGATGTGAAAACCCCTAGATATATTGTTTACGACTCTTTCCGTACGCGCGTTTTTTCGTTTGGCGGCGCTTGCTCTTTCTTTTTGATAAAGATCCGCCCGCAGAAACAGCAGGTTGAGTGCTCTGTTTTGATTCAGCAATTTTTTTTACAACGGCATCGGTTATTTGTTGAAGTAAACCATTGGTGTATTCAGTGTCTTCCTCCAATTTCGACACGGCGACTTTCGTGCCGGTTTCCCATAAACTATCTTTTTTTTCATCAATCATTTCGCACACTTTCGCTCCGGCTACTTTAGCAAACTCTTGAATGGCCATATCAATCGTTCCCTTAAATGTATCTAAAAGTATGCTTATTGACATGTTGTTGCAAAATTGGCTTCTATACTATAAAGACAAAAAAAAAATTGAACTACGTAAGCCACTTACTTATTTGGATAAAAACCATGGAAAACAATACGCATGCGCTATCCGATGATTATATAAATTTCAATGTTGAACGTCGTATTATAGATTCACTTCCAAATGCTCCGTTGTCAGTCATCAACAAAGAGATAAACCCGAGACCCAATGAGGTGACTTCAAATCCATCGTGGTTTAAGATTCGAGTACATCCACAGAAACGAGTGAAGAGCGGGATCGACACAACTCTTCACTGTGGAAAAAATCCGGTAAATAATTCTGGAAACAATGTATCCACGATGGATTCCTATGTTGAGTTAACAGCGGATGAACACATTATAACATCTCCTTTCGAGAGTAGACCTGGGATTTCTGTGAAAACAAAAAAAAAGAAGTTGGATATGACTCATGTGGAAAAATCAAAATTATGGGATATTTTTGAGAAAGATAAACATGGGTTGATGAAAAATGAAGACGTTCCCGAAACTACAGATGAATTAGCAAAAGTAGAGTGCGTGTATCAAATTGTGAAAGAAGAAACAGGTTTGTGTAGTTTATGTAGTTCTGTATTAATGATTATGGACGATGGGTTTCCAACATGCACCAATACAACATGCGGTGTTATTTATAAAGACACTCTTGATTATTCACCTGAATGGAGATTTTATGGAGCAGATGATAAAAACGCAAATGATCCCACACGGTGCGGGAATCCAATCAATCCTTTGCTCATGGAATCATCCTTTGGGTGTAAAGTATTATGTAACTTGAAGTCGTCCTATGAAATGAAGAAAATTAGAAAGTGGATTGAATGGCAGTCTATGCCACATAAAGAAAAATCCTTATACGATGAGTTTCAATTTATCACAATTATGGCGCAAAACGCGGGCGTGCCTCGAATATTCATCGACGATGCCATGGTGATTCATAAAGATATTTCACAACAAAAGATGTTTAGGGGAATGAATCGCGATGGAATAAAAGCTGCGTCCATTTATATTTCATGCAGACTAAATGGATGTCCCCGAACAGCACATGAAATTGCCGAAATATTTAAATTGGATAAAACAAGCGCCACAAATGGTTGTTCTATGGCAGTCAATATTATGCAAAACATCGGTCGTAATAATGAAATTTCTGCGAAACCAAACGAATTGTGCGCGACGCTGCCAAGTTCTTTTATAGAAAGATACTGCAGTCGATTAAATATAAATCAAGAATTAACCATGGTCGCGAAGTTTGTTGCATACAAAGTCGAACAAAACAATATTATTACAGACAACATTCCGCACGCAATTTCAGCCGGAATCATCTATTTCATTTCTTATAATTGTCAATTAGGCATTACAAAACAGGACGTGAAAGCCATTTGCGGAGTAAGCGAAGTGACAATAAATAAATGTTTTAAAAAATTAAACGCTATTCGTGAAAGTCTATTGCCCAGCGTTATTTTAGAGAAATATTCTTAGAATGTTGAAATGTTTATTATTCGCCTTTTTTTATCTGTAAAAGTATATAGTATAATTTTTTATATGTCGGACAATAATGAGAACGAATCTCTCGAAAACACTTTACAAATAAATCACGATCCGCTCGTAATATCTATGCCTGATGCAACCGAAATACAGCCCGGTTCGACCGAACCTCTTTTGATTTCTTCGCCCGACACTGTTTCCATTGTAGAGACGGATGCAAACGCACCTCTCGATGAACAATATTCGAACCAACAAGGCATTACGATTGAACCCATCATTGAAGATAGTTTGAACACCCAACCTCTTGTGATTGAAGACAGTTTGAATACCCAGCCTCTTGTGATTGAAGACAGATCGGACATCCAACCTCTTACAATTGAACCCGTGCTGCCAGAAGTTGAGGTTACTGAACCAATTCTATCGGTCGTCCCAAAACTAATATTCATTGTTCCTTATAGAGACAGGGCTCAGCAGCAGCAGTTTTTTTCTGCACACATGAATGTAATATTAGAAGACATACCAAAACAAGATTATGAAATTTATTATATTCATCAAGCAGATGCTCGTGAATTCAATCGCGGGGCAATGAAAAACATTGGGTTCTTGGCAATGAAAAATAAATATCCCAACGATTACCAAAATATTACGTTCGTGTTCAACGATGTTGACACTATGCCTTTCTCCAAAAATTTTTTGAATTATGAGACGAGCGCGGGAGTGGTAAAGCATTTTTATGGATACACATTCGCGCTAGGAGGAATTGTTTCTGTAAATGGCAGTGACTTTGAAAAAACATTGGGTTATCCCAATTTTTGGACCTGGGGCTACGAAGACAATCTTTTGCAGAAACGCATATTAAGCGCCGGCATTGAAATCGATAGATCACAATTTTATCCCATTATGGATAAAAACATTTTCCAAATGAAGGATGGCATTACTCGTATCGTAAACAGAGGGGAGTTTGAACGATTTGTTGCGGACACCACCGAGGGGTGGCAATCCATTACTGGATTACAATATTCCATCGATGATTCGACGAAATTTATAAATGTTACTGCTTTCGATACCGGGTTCCAAGAGAAGAAAGAGTTAACCCGAGTTCATGATTTGCGAAATGGGTCGCGCCCGTTTCAATCCGCAAATTTAATGGCAATGAATTCCGGTCGTGGAAGAGCGAAACCCAAGATGTCGATGCGGTTATAGGAATCCATCCGTTGCTTGTATAAGTTTAAATGTCAACCCCACTTCATCGCGCGTCTCCCATATGCCAGATATTTTCATAACGTATCGAGATGACTCGGTGTTTATAGTAGGGGGGGAACTGCCATAGTTTTCACCATTGTAATCCTTGTAAATTTTTATAGATCCTGAATACAATTGTTTTGCCAATAAATTTGAAGTTTTTTTTGAACACTGATTCATTTGTTTATAATATTCGATCAAACGATACTCCATCTTTGCAAAGTCTTGTATCAATGACAAATTTGTAGGTTGATATGGATGAAATTTCAGTATCATTTTGTTCATAATTTTTTGAATGCACATGGCCTCTGCTGTGAATAAAAAATAAATCCCATTCATGGTAAACCACTCATTCGAATATACAATTTTTGTAAAGTTCCCATCCATAATAATGTTCCGTTTCGTATCTAAAAAACTTGCATTTCCCAATGAAAAACGTTTCGTATCTAAAATAATGTTCATATGTAGTCGATGAATAAACTACATATGAAATTTCTATTATGTTTTTGCGCATTATTATTTTGCGAGAAACGTTGACAATTGTGTGAACGACGCGAGGTCGCTTATGCAGATGACGGAGCCTGTAATTTATCAATCTGCTTTCGTAAATCATCGATATCTTGTTTCATTTTTTCCTCCTTTTTTTTGAGGGACAATAGTTCACCGGACAAATCTGGTGTCACCACATTTTTGGACGGATCAACCATATTGTTCGATGCATCTGTTGCCTGCGCAGAATTGGTCGAGGCATCTGTTCCGGGGCTCATAGATTGCATATCCGTTGCTCCTTCTTTATAAGATACAAAAAAATGGTTTACAATAAAGAATGAATAAAAGAAAAGCAGACCCCAAAACACAACAGTGCGCATCTTTATCGTCGGAAATTTCATTCTATATATTATATAAGAAGATATATAATAGATATACAAAAAATGTCGGAATTACTAAATAGGAATGAACGCCCGCTTATTCCTTGGAAGGGAAAAACATTTCAACAAATTACATCTAGCATTCGAAAAAACGGGAACCCGAGCAAATATACAAATATGGCAAACGATCGAGTATTTAAGGCAACGCCGTTAAAACATTATCGCCGCGAAATTGCATCAGTCTATGACATGAGTCATTGTAATGTAAGAACATCTTCTCGTATTCATGAGTTTGATATGCCCAATGGTTATATTGTGACCTCTGTGAAAGGAGGCGGTTTAGCCAATACTTTAGACCTTACAATCACTGCGAACACATCGGATAGACCCGGTTTATGTAGCAGTTCTTGTGTATTATCCCCTGCTGATAACGCAAGACGACGTGTTCGAAGCAGCGGGAATATTAAAAAACAGTATAACCCCGCAAATAATAGTGCGAATTATTACACCGACAACCGGCAATATTTAGAAAGTCGCGTGAAAACGTTTCAACAAAATCAATACAATTATATTCGGCAAGGTGATCCCGCACTTACGCCTGGTGATAGTCTCTCTGTTTCTAATGTATATGCAGGAAATGGGACAACGAACTGTAAAAAATATCATGTCCCCATGGACACGAGTTTTTCTTATATCTGGATTGACGGTATAGGCGCAAATGCTGGAACCACCGTTGTGGTTGATGTATCGTCCGGATATTATGATGCAGGTGATTTAAATAGCATATTGCATTCTACGCTCGCCTATAAAGGACATTATTATATTCAAAATAATAGTAAAATTAAAGTCATGCTATTAAATATCGTATACAATACGTCGAAAAACGTGGTTGAATTGCAAACCCTGCGGACTGGTCCTTCAGATTCAACAAAATATACTGTTCCAACACAGGATGGTGACAATAACTTGATAACATGGACAATTCCATCAACGAATGTGGTCCCCCAATTTATCATAAACAACAACATTTTTCAAAGTGCTATTGGGTTCTCGGCTGGAACATATCCGACATCGAATTCGTCCACTGTGGATGTTGTGTCCACGTCCACGTCGGTTACCGGTGTAACATCTAGATACCAACCTGTGTATTATAAACCCAATAACCCACAATTTGCACAACAAGGCGCCGTGTCTGCAGCTGCACTTACATCACGTGTTCGATATGACTCAATTACAAATTCCAGTGCTAGTTATAGAAAAGCATATGGCACGTCAGTTGCGAACGCATTGGCATATGGTGTCCCTGAAAATGGGTATACGATAAAGGATAAAATTGGCTACCCGAATAAATGTTATCCAGTATTTACCAAAGAAGGGGTGGTGAAAAATAATCTGTGCCCGCCTACGAATCATTTCTAATGTAGAAAATGTTATGTTTCATATGGACTAGTCGTAACCGAAAATTTTTATGGACTGGTATAAATGTTCATCGGTGTATATCAGAATCATATTTTTCTTGAAAACGAAATATGATTTATCAAACAATAATTTGTGTTACTACGCCTTTGCACATTCGCAAGGAACGGTCGCCCACTTCGCGGGCAGTTATGAGTGAGCGATGTGATGCTGATTGCGCTGCTTCGCAACAAATGCGCAATGGTCTAAAATTCACCGTAATTTCTTAGATTTATTTTTATTAAACTTCTTTTTGTGCGTCTTTTTACGGTGTCTTCTTTTTTTTGATCCAGAAGAGTATGATGTTATAAAAAAAGAGCCCTCTGTGTCCGCAATTTCGTCAATTTTTTGGTTCAACTTACCCTGCTTGTTAGACAAAACCTTCTTTATATGTTTGTATTCCTCGATTAATGCATATCCTTCATCAACCAACTCCTTTAATTTTTGGGTTTCCGTTTTTATTTGTTCCGATATGGTTCCTGTTTTGTTTACTTTGCTAGGACTTTGCCAACTGTAACAATTTGCGTTATACTCTAGGTTTTTTTCTTTTTTTTTTAAGCAGTCAATTGTGTATTCGGCGACGCCTATATTTCTATTATAACCTTCCACTAATTTATGAATTTCATTCGATCGGTTTTTTAAACTTACCAATTCGTCATGATTATAAAAACCAAGTGAATTCATGATGGGTCTTGGTTGAATATCATTTTCTCTCACATATTCTTTTATTCTTTTATTATCATCATCATCCATCGTTTTTTATTGTATATAATATACCAATATTTTTTATACCAACGCGTATCTCTAAACCGTCCCAGTTTACACCTTCGCTGGTATAAATGTGCAAATGTGTAGAAAAAGAAAATATATAGAGACAATCATACTAAGAAGACAAGTTGCGTAAGTATGAAAATTACAAACTCCTTTTTTGTAGTTTTCTTAACATCTGTGATTCGCGGATTTGCGCCCAATGTATTATTCGTGCGCGATACCAAACGCAAAAATTTTGAGATGATAGACGCATTCTTGGAAATGGAAAATAGTGTAAAACCAAAATGGTTGATACATAACATTGACCATTTATCGTTTTCACCCTTGAACATTTCTACCAGCGAAGATTTAAAATGCGACGCTCCGGCAAGAAACGTGGAGCGTCATTTCAAATCGTTACTGGAATCTGACCCTTGCGGAAGTAAAATGTCCCATTTTAATTCTTCAAAGGTTTCAAATGCCGAACCGGCGTCGTTTTGTTCGCGTATAACTTCCCACACAGAGACTAGTAATTCCAACCTTATTGTTGCGAATATGCAAAGCAATCAGCATTTTGCATCTTCAATCTTGAAAACAGGAAACTCGATGCGCAAAAAGGCTTCTTATTTTGCAACGCTCGTGCGTTCGAAAAATATTTTGCCCACGCTATGGATAAGCATAGTCGGTGGTTGGATCACCTGTCCATCCCTCGTTTTATTTCAGAACCCGCGTTTTTATGCCACGATTGCGATTACACAATTGATTATGGCAAATAGCATGATACTCAATGATTTGTTTGATCTAAAAACAGATTGTATCAATAACCCACGTCGACCTCTAGTTGCTAGACATATTACCAAACGCGAAGCCATTTGTGCAACTTTTATATTTTATATCGCAAGCGAATGGATAAATTTTGTATTCTTGCCTGCGCAAATTCGACCTATAACCCATATTGCAAACGCAATTTCGTTGATATATACGCCGATATTGAAACGATTGTTGTTTGTAAAAAATCTGAGTTGCGCAGCGCTTGTGTCAACCGGTATGTATTTTACCGGAATTTCCGTATATCCGTCCATTTCAGTGCTGGACACCCGGAAAACGGGACGTTTACTGTTGGCCACAAGACTCCTTTTCTTAGGGTCTCTTTACATAGAGATTCTATTGGACATTTGTGACAAATCTGGCGATAAACAAAATGGTATATATACGATCCCGGGTGTATTTGGCGAAGACGTGGCACTCTATGTCACTAGATTCATTTTGCATTTCAACATTTTAATGAGCACACTCGACATTATGCAGACCGAGCCTATTCTTCGCGGAATTTATTTTTTCTTAATGTGCAGTCCACTTTTGAGTGACTTTTATGTCCTACAGCAGAGGGGGGCATCCAAACCCGCGATTGAATTTGTTGTCAACAGAACCACGGGGCCTATGGTATTGGCATTCATGTATTTATGTTTGATGGCGATTTAGATATTTACACACGGGTCTTTTTCTACATAATAAAGGTTGTATGTTTTATTATGTAAAAGCGTTTTGAACGGTTTATACCGGTGAAGATTTGAATAACGGGACGTTGTCCCGTTATTCAAATCTGTAAATGGGTCATGACCATGAAGAAATGAATCGGACTTTGTCCCGTTTTATTTCTTCATTGGTTTAAAACACCATGGGCAAATCATCGTTGTCCAATAAATCATCGTGATTGTCGTCTGTAAATTGGACGATAGATGCCGAGTCAATAAAACTAGTAGAAGATGTAGTTAAATTCGTATTATAAGAAACATTGTGACGAATGCACCACGATGCGCATTTTTGAACATTGTTTTTAATTAAATTATCTATTTTATCCTGCTTGTGTTTATTTTCAATGAGAGAAATCGTATAATGAATGTTTTCAATTTGTTGTTGTCCAAAAATTGCATTGTATTCTTCCAATTTCGATAAAAAGAAATAAGAAATAGGGACGGAAACAAATCGATGAATATACAGTTCTTCTGTGTTTTTCAAATTCGGAGACGACACCATTTTTTCAAATGCGCGGTGTAAAAACGGGAAAAAGATGTCACAATGTGAAAACAAAAACCCTTTACACACCACGTATTTTTCGGAATTGGCGTATCGACTAGTTTGTGGTTTCACAATATAAATCTTTTCATAAAACGAGGATAATATATATAGCAAATCAATACTATGTTGCATAAAGCAATCGAATATTTTTAATACAAAATGCCCACCCTTCTTTTGCATGACAAGTGCGAAACAGATTTGTGCGAAAAGGAGTTTTGATATACTTATTTCTTGGTTGTTAAAGTCGAGTGAAAAATCAAACCCACCATCGGCGGTTACAAAATCCATAGACGACCCATAATTATCACGACAATGCATAAAATTATCCAAGGATATAATATTGCCGGTGCCATCTGCCCCGACTTCCGTTTTCACATTTTCATGTCTCTTTAAAAAGTTTTCTGATTTTTTCCAAGCGGGAATATTCGGATCGTTTTTTTCATCCAAAATTGTCATCCCAGTATACGTGTCATGGGGGGAATTTCGCAAATTTACGATGGCTTCAATAAAACCACCAGGACCTTCTGCCAAATGAAACGTTTGAATCGGCCTGGAATCAAACTCTAAATTCAACGTGTTTATAATTTCGATCATTTTGAAATAGGACCTGGACAATGGCTTATATTTTGACACGCACTTTTTTTTAAAGGGGATTACACTGTGAATGTACTCATATGGATTTGTATATTTTTTAAATATGTCCCAGTCCTTCTCTTTCTTTTCGAGTTTTTCTTTTGTTTCATAGAGATATTGCGAAAGCGAATTGGAAATCACAGGCGTTGGCATTTCTTCCTGTTCAATACAATCGATATATTTATGTAATAAAAGTGTGGTCCTTGGTAATGAAAAAAAAGACATTTTGGTAAAGTAGAATATAGTGGTATGTTTATACGATTTATGAATGTAAATCATTATTACGTTTTTTCATATTCGCGAATAGTGAAGGGGTGCAATATTCGAAAAATTGAAAAGTTGAATGTTTATACAAAATAAAGATTCAAACAAAAAACAATTACCATGTCAACTGCAACAATGGTTTCTCTCAGAAGTGCGCTTCTTATTGCTGTTCATATTGTCGAACTTATACCGCTCAATACAGATGAAAATAAAAAATTCAACTATGAATTGATGAAACTGGTTATAGAAGACTTTACATACAAATCGTCTGAAATACTAACACACTCTATTTCATGGCAACGTTTGGAGAGTATTTTGAAACGACACATTCAACGTTGTGATGAGATATGGAAGGTGGACATCGTGGATCTCTATAATGGGAAATTAGAGATAAAATCTGCGATACCAAACGATTCTTGGTGAATAGATTCAATTCGATTCGACCCGATATCTATATATTGCCAATAAATCATGTTGTTTTTATTGTTTGCACTACGCCTTGCGCTTTTTCAATCGAATCACGAATTTTTCTTCCGCGGGTTGTAGCGTGGTAACTTCGACCGGCTCATTTGATACAATCATTTCTGTCGGAGAAACCGGACCAGGACTAGGAACAGAAACAGAAACCTCTTCTGTAGGCGGTGTTGTTTGAAATTTCTCCAATACTAATTTTTTCTTCAACTTGCGAACTACTACCTGGGTTTGCTCCTTTATTTTTTCTTCCATTTCGGCAACGTTTTCTTCACCGATTCGTTCCACCATCTCATTTTGTTGTAAGATAATTTCGGCCATTTTTTTGGCATCTACATTACGAACCTTTTTGAATACAAAATAACGATTCATGAAGGAAATGCGTTTTTCTTCGGAAGACATCAGGAGCGCGCTTCTATAGTCATCCTTTTTTCTAGGATTTTGCTTCACCTCATTTTGCATATGCAAGAACAAATCCGAAAACAAACCCGTATTATTCGGCAAATCATTACGAAGCATTTCTTCTTTGGATGCCAAAACAAACCCATAATCTTCCATCACACGCGTAAAGTATTCAAAATTCACCAAATATTCCCGGAATACTTGATTGATACTTTCTTGATATACATGGATCGCATACCCCAAGGACATATCGTCATCCGGAAAACCAGTTTCATCATATTCTTTCGTCAACTCATATATCTTACGATCTTCCTTATAATACGCAATGCTTTCTCCGCGTTTTTTATAACGCAGTTCTTCAAATACCGCCTTTCCGTCGTAACATGTCCCAACGAAATACCCGTTCAATTTCGTGCATTCCGACAAGTTTCGCAAAAATTGGTGAAAACTGGTCTTGTTCTCAAAGAAATAATGCATCGCGAATTGACAAGAACTAATTTGAAATCCACTTTCGCCCACGCCATATTGTTGATATACACCCTTTCCGAGCAACATAAGATCTTTGGGGCCATTTCCAAATACGGCCTTTGTGATTTGTTTGTCTTTTTCGGAAAGGAGGGCTTGTCCGCTACGAATATTCAAACCACTGTTTCCATTTACAAACAGTGCGCGGGGCATATGTTCATATTGCATGCGCGCCCGTAGGAATCTGGAACACGCGCCATCTACCATGTTATGAATATTGTCTTTGCTGATATCGATTCCGAATACAAAACTGAGTTTCCCACGAATCCATTTTTGTAAATCGCCTGCTTTTCCAACAGCGTAATCAATTAAAGTGTCCCCGCGTTTGCTCACGCTCAATATCAGATTCTTTTTCACAAACATATTATGGAAATCTCGTAAGGGTTGCGTTACTGTTTTTTCACCGGAACGATTATAATAGACATCGTCGCCTTCTATAAATTCGGGAATGTTATTTCCCGTTGAAATCATATCTTCTGTAATCGGGTGATAAATAGAATGCCAATTGTTATTCGCAACATGGTATGCATTCCCGTAGTTTTTAAGGCCGGCACGCAACTCCGCCGTTTTATCATAACGCACGCGAATTGGAACCCATTTCCACCCAGGCAAATTCGTATCGACGTATTTAAACTCAACGATCGTGCTTTCTGTGAAATATTCGCCTTCTTCTGTCATCATTTGTAGTTTTGACCCATCCTCTTTTAATAGTATATTTGCATAACAGGCATTCTCGTCGGATGGATTTGTGGGCTGAAATGGCATGGGTTTATATGTGGATTCGTTATCCACGTCCGATGGACTCGGTAATTTGTCATTCAAAATATCTTGGCATGGGTTAATAAATCCATGTTTATTCACGTCAAATCCACACATAAGCACTAAGGTTTTGTATTGCGTTACACTTTGGACACCCTGTAAATTACGGCCGTCTTGGAACACAGAGTGCACCTTTTCCTTACCCGTTTTGTCTTTTTGAATCGACACCAAAAAGTCGATGGTATTGAATTCTGGTGGTTTCCATTTGAATGAATTTTCCCACGTAGATTTATAGAGAGGTCCTGTTTGTCCACCCGCGCGCTTCGCACCAACTGCCATGTCGCAAGGCGTGAATATAAGTCCGTCCGTATTGTATTCAAATAACGCGTCGTTTTTTTCTGTCATGGATAAAATCTTAGAACAAGCCGTGAATATAGTATTGGATTTACTTGTGCAGTAAAATGTTTTACATTTCACGCGTAATTCAGGAGAATGTGTCGGATTCTTTTTTTCAACCTCGCCTTTGGGTTCCAATATAGATTGAAGTTTTAACAATTCCACAAAATTATATAGCAATTGAACACGAAATCGCTTTTCTTCGGCCTTTTCGTCGACGAATTCCGCGGACAGGGGCTCTTCGTTTTCATCTCTATTGTCATAAAATTCATATTCGCGCACACTTTTCTTGTTTACAAAATAGATGTCAAATGCCGCATAGAGAGATATAGTTTCCCCATGTTTGTTTTTTTGTATATATTCCCCGTCCAATAAACTATTATACAGTTGTTTTTCATTCGTTTTTGCGCCAGTGAAGATAACATTCATGTTCGTATCTATCATGTAAATATTACCATTTTCATGAATATATAACAGTTTGCGCTCACCGTCGGCCTTGTCTGTTACCGTATAATTTGATCGAATATTTGGCACTTGAGATTCAGCGCTGTCTTGTGTTGACGATGACCTTTTTTCTAAAATATTTTCAAGTTGCAGCGTATACGAACCTGGGCCGATAAAATCACTAGGACCAACCCGTTTCTGTACATATTTATCCCCATGAACAAGTTTCATATAATACTGTAGTATGTCGTTGCGGTCTGTATATGAAATTGGAAATTTCGTGCCCTGTAATCCACTCAATATAATACGAATGCATTTGCGTAGCGCGTCCATCAAGTTTTCTGGAGTATTATAGGGAGAACCCACCCCGGTTTTTTCATTGTTAACTTCTAATTCAATTTCGTAATGTTCCACGCCCTGGAATACATTCGCGTCTTGAATCAAATATTCCGGTATAGACACTCGTTTTCTTCCCTCCGTTTTCTTCGAATCTTTTACAATACTTAAATCAGCAAAGATGGGAAAATTGGGGTGATAAAAGCGAACCCGATTCAAACAGCGAAATGTTTTTTTCGAATCCATCCATTTTGACAAAATATTGCGCGCGATATTGGATTGCACATTATAGTCCTGTTCGGTTTGATACGAAACGCGAAAGTTGAAGTCGTCCATGTCAAGGCGTTCTATATATTTGCCGTCTTTGGCAAGCGCGGATGACTTTTTCGTGAACTTAATTTTATTAAATGCGGAAGAAGGCATGTCTATAATTTTTTGGAGATTGTTTGTGCGACAGTATTCTTGTATCAAGTCCGTGCCTACAATTTCAGCACGAATATTTGACATTTTTACCATTCCGGTGTTCGGATCCGTATATTCATTTTGAATACGTAGAATTTGAATGCCGTCCTCATTTAACGTCTTGAAACCGCATGCATATAATTGTTTCACTACATTATCATAATCGATTTTGCTAATCGGCCTTGCTATACGAGGGTTTGTTCCAAATCGTATCTCCAATTCATTCGATGTGCGATTCGTGGAAACAAAGGGGTTGCTCTCTAAATACTGCTTTACAATGTTCATAAACATATTCTTTTTTTCTTTCAAGGATTTATCAGGGATAGGGTCGCGTTTCAACGCTTCGCTTATCGATTCGCGTATTTCCCCCTCTTCTAATTCCTCCATGTTTTTTGCTGCCATAAATCTTATATATTTTATGTATATATTTATCTTTGTATCTCTCTCAGAAAGATAAATATATAGAGTTCAATTTTCTTCCTCTTGTCAAATGTCTGCGTTTATTCTAACGCCACATACAAGCCGCAGCCAGTTCTTCATACAAGCCATTCTTTTTGTATTTTTTGGTTTCATTGTATATACCAATTTTTTTCGCAAGATCCTCTAGTTCGCCCAGTTTATATTGCGAAACGGCTTTCAAAGGTTTCGTGAAATTTTCTAAACCCATCATTTTGGTGCGCAATTCAGATATCTGTTCAAGCGTAAGAGGTTGTGTGTTTAATTTGTATTTGCCATACGTGTCTTTGTATAATACAAAGGTTGGTGATTCGGCCGTTTTATCCGAAATAAATTCCACCATGAATCTATCGGTGGGATCCACGAGGATAACATTCATAGTATAAAAAACGACGAGACTATATAGGCACAATAACGATGTTTCTTTCTGGCTTGTTAAGAGTTCGGATAGGATCTCTTGTATCATGATTTTGGTAATCTTCGTGTTTACCTGTTTCATCTTATTGGGATTCTTTTGAATATGATCGGCGACTTGTTTTTTAATTTCCAATTCTTTTACGCCGTAATTTCTTGTGATTTGTAAATATTCTTCGTATCCATGGTTTGCGATATAAATACACCAAAACAGTGTGTCTTGTTGGGTTGGCGTGCATGTTTGAATAGGTTCTGGTTCTGGAACTGGTGGTTCTGGTTCCGGAACCGGAGCCGGGTCGGGATCACTGATCGTGTTTTCTAGAATGGGTATGCTTTCGTCAATAGATCCAAGTTGGTTCGATTCGTCTTGTGCAATATTTTGTTCGATGATTTCTCGCACATGATCCGGAACAGAAGCAAGTGACACGTCGCACACTCGTGTGACAGTGGCTGGGTTCCCAGAAACATCCTTATAAAACATGTATTTTCGCAATCGCTCCAATATAGGTTTGTTCTTAGGTTGAATAAAAAACAGGTTGTTTAAAAAGGACGACATGTTTTTTTTTCTATTTGTTCAGTGAGTTATAAGAAACTGTGACGTTGTCTTTATCTTCTTTTTCCAAGAAGAATGCGTTCTTGAACTCCTCCTTCTGGTATTCCATGGTAATGATGGAATCTTCTTGTTCTCGGGTATACTGTATATACTCATCTACCTCTTTCAATGTGTCTTCATTTACAAACGACAAATTGACATAGACCCCACTCTTATTCTCATTTAGTTTACATAAGTTTTTTGAGAGTATTTTCAGGATCTCGATTTGGTGATATTTATTCATCGATTCAATTGTCGTTTTCATCTTATACAAACTATCTGGGCTTTTGAATGTAAGTTCAGTATCTGTAAATGTATTCATTGTAAGAGTTGATTATGTATGTCAGGAAGTTCTTATATCATTTCGGAAAAAAATAACGTATTATGTCAGGTTCGTCGCCGTCTACTCCTCTTCATTCTCATCATCTTCATCTTCGTCTACCTCGACATCCACATCTCCCCCCAAAATTTTCAATTGAGGACGCTTAGGCTTTGGATTACGTTGTCCGAAGGAATCGTTTGATTGTTCGACCAACTTACCAATCACCCAAATGTTTTTATCAAACAATTCGAATCGGCTACCGATAACGCGGACAACAATTTTCATGTTTTCCTTTACAGCGCTAAACTGCTTGTCGTTAAAACTATGATCTCTTGCCACAAATGCTACAATCGGTATAGCACCAGATTCGTCGTCGATGACTTCCGCGTGAATTCCTGCCTTGGTTACCGTTTTCACCACGGCTTCAATAAGCATTCCTTCTACGGGGTTGCAAATCATGCATTCATATACCACTTGGAATTCGACCTTTTCATTATTGATCACACCTGCGGAGTAACTTACCACTTTTGCGGAACCCGGGCGAATAAAGCCCTCGGGAATGCACTTTCCCTCGGTTTGCTTCGAGATCATTCTTTCTAAATTTTGCTTTACATTCTTACCGACTTCGTTCATACTGAGATACATTTTTGATGTCAATAAGGACTTGATATACACGCCATAAATCTTTTTGGTATCCTGTTGTTTTGCATGTCGCATTTCGGCCATGATGGTATTTGTATATATATTTCGCTATATATAAATTGTTTTTCGAATTCAATTTTTTAGTGGGCATAAAAATATTGTGAATGATGACGACGACGTCACGCATTATACCAAGATCAACTGGTTCACCAATGTTTTTTCCAGATCCATAAATGCCACCTTTCCCACATTGTTCCCATCCGCATTATTTTTTTCCGTAATATATCGCATTGTCATTTCCATCATAATACATATACCATCCGCCAAAATATTCTTTGTATTTTTGGTATCGTATACTGTTTTGCCTAACACATCATTGAACCGCAAAATGGTCTTGGCTTTTCCCACTTTCCAACACACAACACCCTTGTTGTTACCACCTTCGCCCATGATTTTCGATTTAAACATAATATTGTCCTTTTCAAAGGGGTGCATAAACCCGATGATTGGAGCACGGCGTGACGGATGAATAATATATTTTTCGCGCATTTGGTCTACGAAATCGTCATAATCCGTGTCCTGTGCCTCAATCCAAATCGTTTTATCCGCATTGTCTTGTAAATAAAGTAAAAAATTGCTGTAGTTATGGTTGGCTAACAAAATGCCCCGGCCTGAATCCGATGTCATTACCTTTTCGTCAAAATACGCAAGAATATATTTCTCAAACTCTGTTTCTGCAACTGGTGTTTCAGTGGCATATAATTTCCGAAGAATTGTCATTTTTTGTGGCACGGTCAATGTGTCCAAATTATGCCAAATTATGTATTTCGTCAACAAATCTAATGGAATGCCCTGCTGTTCTTGTAAAATCTGCAATACATGCCCCGCGTGTTTAAACCAATCCTTTTCTTTCGTTTCCAGGGGTGTTTTTATCAATGCATGTTGTAAGTTCTCTTGCATCGACTTCAAAATTACCGAGTACTCCGATATAGCCGATGTTTCCGGCATTCGGGTGTCCTGTTTTTGTTCAGGTTTTATTTTTTCAGAAGGCAATTCGATTTCGAGGCTGTCCTGTTTATATTCGATCGGCACGGAACGTTCGAACACAGACGCATTTTCGTCTGTGATTTCCATAGGTTGAAATGCATAATAGTTTTCTTTATTGATGACGTATCCTGCTCGTCCATATTTGTCATATACCATTTCGTTTTTGGAATCCACAAAATTGGATAGCGCGTATTCGATGTGTTCATCCGGGTATTTTTTTAGAATATTTATCGATTTCACCAAATGGTCTTTATCAATGACGGGTTGCTCTTTAAACACTTGTCGTATGCGCTTTGCGATCATAGAATAATTAATTTTCACGAAATCACTATTGTATGTATCATATAGAATGTCTTGGTCACCCGCGGGCGGTTCCGGTCTGCACTTGAAACTACAAGTGTCCATATAGTCACAGATTTCGGTAAAGGGTTTATCGCCGACTTTGAATGGGGTTTTCGTCTTTTTACTCGACAATTCAATCTCAATGTTTTGGTTCTCTACCATTTGTGCCAGTTTTTCCACAGTAAGATTTGTTTGCCCTATATTTAAAATACAATCCGCGGCTGTTTCTTTTAATATTCGCGTGACCTTCCCAATTTGAACTGCTTTTTTTTCTGCAAATCGATAAACATATAAATCGGCAGGTTCTTCTTCTGATACGGGAAGAGAACCATGCAAATAAATCTCCACATTTCGCTTTTCGAAGGGCAATTGGCAATGACTTAAATTTCGGACACCGCGCCCAATAATTTGTTCCATGCGATTCATGTTATACCATGGTTCCAGAATATGGACTTGACGTATGTTTTTAAAATCTAACCCCTCTGCGCCGGCCTTGGATATCAAAATGACCTTTACATTTTCGCCATTTTTGTTTTCACTACGCGTCACATATTTAATATCTTCCAAATTATTCGGGGAAAACGATTTATCACCTGTAATCATAACATATTTTGCTTGTTTGAACTCCTTCCCTGGAAATTGTTTTGCAAATTCGGAATGGGGCAACATCGATACGGAATCCACGGCTTCTGTCGGTGGTTTTTTAAATAAGGGTTTCGTATAATTCGCCGAACCATATCGTGTAAACCCCATCTCTTCTAGTGCGAGTGCAATCGGAACGACACCACCATCAATATATTCGGAATATACCAGAACAATACCTGTTGATTCATGTATGCAAGAACATATTTTGTTTATTTTTCCACTATAATTTCCCAATATGTCGTGTTTAAAAATCGCGCCGTATTTTTCCAACACTTCGGGGCGATACTCAAAATTGTATCTCATTGGAAAAGGAGACACTTCGGTTCTATATGTAAATATAGTGGCCAACCCCGTTTTTCCAGTCATATTCTTTACAATTTCGGCATTGCGGTGAATATCGTCGTCGTCCCCGGGAGATGTATTGGTGCTTTCTATGCCGGCCGTGGAATCTATTTTCGCAATCGCTCGATCCAGCGCTTCCGATGGAAACGTGATATTTAATGCCTCTAGTGGTTGTTGTAAATGCATATAACCAAATGATTCCATGTTCTCAAAACTCGGCATAATTCGTTCTTCACCATATATGGTTTGTGTGGAAAACGATTTTTCCCGCATTGTTTCCATTAGAAAATTATACGCTTTTTGCTGATACTCACCGGTAGGTGACAGATAAAGAGGGACGTATTTCAATGGCGATTCGATGGGTCGTTTGTTCATTTGTAAGATCGGATAAGGCCGGTCTCCGGATTGAAACGTTTGTTCCGGCGAAAAAACCGTCGGGTAAACACGATAAGGAAAGGTAAACGGATTTTCACCACGAACATAAGATACATATCCAGTAAGTTTGCGTTGTAAAAGATCTCTACCGCTTTCGAGTTGCATGCCATTGGGCAATGTTCTCTCAGGTAGGAAATTTCCTTCTTTGTCAAATACATCACTTTCTCGTATTGTGCTGCGTTTATCTAACATATTCATTAAGTTCACTAACCATATAATTTCTGTATAACTATTGAACATCGGCGTGGCGCTTAATAATAACAACCGCATATTATCCGCGTGTTTCACAACCTCCATAAGAAGCGTGGCTGTCTTCTTTCGTTCTTTGTTGTCATCCGATATGCGAATGTTATGCACTTCGTCAATGATCATCAATCGGTTATTGAAAATGGCTTGAATTTTACGCGCTTTTAATTTTTCCAATTGCGATCTCGAATACTTTGTCTCGTCGTCAATTGTTATTTTTTTGGTGATAAAATTGGAAAGTTCTCTATACCCCATAAACGTATAGTATTGTGAAATCAACCTCCGGATTTGTGAAATCACCTTTTCGCGCGGAATGCCTTTCAATTGCGTAGGATTAATTTCCTGTAATAAGTCGTTCCCCATCGGTGTATTCATGCGCCAAACACCATCCTCCAGTTTTAGGTTACGATCATCGAAGAGTTGTAATTCAAAATTTCGTTGCACATTCGGTGATGCTACTACCATAATGCGTTGATGAAACCCAACTTGTCGCATATAAGAACGCATTTCTTCAGCAATACCGATTGCGCTACTCGTTTTTCCAGATCCTAATCCATGGTAAAGCAATAATGCATTATAAGGCGTTTGGAAAGATAAAAAGTTTTTGACAAAAAGTTGATGAGGCAACAGTTCAAAATCTGCATTACATAAGAGTTCACTTTGTTTTTTAATATCATATATATTGCCGTCGTATTGCGTGTCCTGAAATTCCTTTCGGCTTGCAATTTTAATATTGAAATTTGGGTCATTTAAGGTGGGATAGAGAAAGGGTGTGGGGTCGGAGGTAGATTGGTTTTCTAGAAACTCTTTTTTCTCTTGTTCTGCCAAAAATAAATTGTATTGTTGAGAACCTGGTTCCGGAACATTGAGGTTTTGGGTGGGTTTCTCAACCACGGTTTCCGGTTCACTGGCCACGCTTTTCGGTTCACTAAATTGATAGGGCACCTCTTTATTATCCGTCATTGGCGATGCATACTCTTCTGCAGTTACTGGTGCATTCATTTCCTCCGTTCCCTTTTCGGAAATTAAGGTTAAACTTTCTGGCGAGACTCCTTCTTCCATTACAGTTGGCGGTGCAACCGACACGGACAGTGGTGCTATTTCGCGTTTTTTATTCTCAATACATAAAATTAAGTTGACAAATTCATGGTGTCGTCTTGCTCCTGCCGACACTCCACCTTCAGTAGATCCTTCACGCAAGATCGACAATATTTCTTTCAATTCGTCAATCTTTAATTTATTTAACTCGGCTAACCGTGGCGCATCTTCGTCCGTGGGTTCGTAATTATAATCACACCCCAATATCTGCACTTTAGCAGTCTTCTTTAGTTTTTCGTATTGCCCCGTTTTTTCGTTCCATCTTGTCAAATTGGGTGCCCGGCGTTGCTTTTCTGCGATCAATGTTTGCTGTTCCGATACTTTTCCCAAAAGCGCATCGACAAGTGGGTTTGGCGTAGTCTCGTCTACATTTATCGGGCGACGTTCCATGAATGCCGATGATAAATTATCTACGAAAACAAGCCTTTTTTTGGTCCGTCTTTTTTTCGTGGCAGATTCTGATTCTTCTTTGCTATTCTTTTTCGTTTTTTTAGGGGGCATATCTTACAATATATGGATATTTTTTACCCATATATTGAACCCGTGTGTACAACTTTACTAAATGCACGCAGCGCGTCAAAATGACAACAACCGATATGTTTTTAACATGTTATTTATATTGGTAATCATCCTCTTTTTTTCTATATTATAAGGACGAATGCATTCCATAGATTCATCATAATTTTTCCACTCCATCTTACTCACTTCGGAGGGTTCAAAGTTTTCCATCTCGAATGTGTGTTTGCTCTTCATGTATGTCAAATAATATTTATGTTTATAAGATTTATAATTCGAACCGGTAAATATTTCTTCAAACGGAAAAAGATTTTGAACATGTTTTAAATGCTTAATCTGAAACCCAGTTTCCTCGGAAAACTCACGAAGCGCACATTCATAGTCTTTTTCTTGATAATTACGGCGACCCTTCGGAAACCCCCATTCTGGTTCTTGCCAACAAGGAAATGCTTTACTATCTTCTACCATGGTTGCCAATGTATAAAAATGATATTTTACCAAAATACCCGACCGCAATGCGTTGAACTTTTCTCTGGATATGGCTTCTTCCGATTTATATTGATTCGATATGTTTTCATTCCCCCAAATCCCATTCCATAAGGTATCAAAATCCTCCGTTATTAACCTTTCTTTCTCTTCATCCGTCATTTGTTTCAACATGTTCATAACATACTCTTTGTTATAGATCGAATATTTTCCTCGCATAAAATCAATATACCCAAGCGTGTCTTTTCGTCGTATCATTAAGTATTGTAATTCATTTTCATGTATTCGAAATACGATAATTCCTATACTTGTAATCGGTATTTTACATTGATGATATAAGTGTCCTTGCTTTCCACAATTATTGCAATATGTATCGTTCATTTCTAACTAGATATAATCGCATTGCTCTATATATTTATTTTACAATATGAAATTCGATTCTTCTGTGTGGGGTCCGCATTATTGGTTTTTCTTACACACGATTGCTGAATCCTATCCTATGACACCCAATTCGGTTACGAAACGTAAATATTATGACCTACTACAAAACATGCCTATTTTTATACCCGAGAGCAGCATGGGCGACAAATTTAGTGAATTTTTGGATAAATATCCCGTCACCCCCTACTTGGACAATCGAGATTCTTTTGTGCGGTGGGTTCATTTTATACATAACAAATTCAACGCCTATCTTGGAAAAGAAGAACTCTCTTTGCCAATGGCTTTAGATAAATATAGAAGTGAGTATAAACCAAAACCCATTTATTTACATGAGACATTACGGTTACGAAAACGGGTTCTCTATATGGTGCTTATATCTTTGTTATTTTTATTCATTTTGGTCTATTACGAATGAACAATCTAGACATGAAAAAATTCTCCACGGAATATAACAACGATTTATAATAAAAAGGGAGTGGAATGCGCTTCGAACTTATTCTACTATTGATTACCGGATTTATTGTTGCAAATATCTATACAGAAGGAAAATATATAAAATTGATGATGTCTTGGAAAAAATATTACCAAATGGCAGGTGTCGTTTTCGGTGCGCTAATGTTATATACACTTATTAAAAAAAACCCTTTGCGCGCGAAAGAAATCATAACCACATCCAATGACTATATCAAATATTTGCCGGTAGATCGCGACACGTCAACCTTTTTATCACCTATTTTAGATTTCACATCGAAACAAAACTTTTTTGACAGCCAATATCAGAGTATAGACGGTGGAAATTACAATTACCCAGTTGTTTCTATGCCAGATGCAACGGAGCGCGTTGGTGAAACACGCATGTTAAATTCTGGGAAAAAAACGACAAAACGTTCCGTAAGTGAAACAAAAAAGAAATTTGTGGCATCACGGCAAAATTGGTGTTGTGGTGATTGCCAGCAACAACTTTCTGCATGGTTTGAAGTCGATCATAAAATGAGACTGGAACACGGAGGTAGTAACCATATCGACAATTTAGTTGCATTGTGTCGCGAATGTCATGGAAAAAAGACCGCGATGGAGAACTTGTAGACGGACTCGAAAAAAAATGCCCATGTATTATATCTACCATGTCAAATATAATTCGTGAAATCATTCTACCTATTTATCAAAATATAAGTAATTATGTAACTACTCACCCCCGTCTATTTGCGGGTCTAGGAACAGCTTGTTTGGTGGGACTTCCGGCGTATTCTTTATATCAACTCTTTTCTGAATTCGACAAGATGTCAAATTGGAAAACCATGTTATATATTTTTTCCATCGGACTTCCCCTTTATATCTTGTTTTACCTGTTCGTCGGAAAAAGTTTCGAGGGGAATAATTATTCCTCTCTTTTGACAGGCGTGTTTGTGGGATTGTTTTTAATCGGCGTGATGTATGTATCATTATCCTCCATACCCGCATCCATGTCGTCCACGAGTAGTGTTTCTATTGTCATGAACATTGTTCTTTCGCTATCGATCATCATTGGATTGGCCGCTGTATTTTTGATGTTTTCTCGACAAATTAAATCTCTTACTGGAACCCCTGGGTTTATTGTATCTCTTTTGTTTTACATACCCTGTTTGTGTATTGATTTGTTCCGATATTTGTCCAATGAATTTCGCTCGACACCCCTCTTAATTTATTATCTGTTTTTATTTGAAATTGTCCTGATATTATTATATGTCTATTTGCCCTCTTTGATAAAAACCATTGTGAATAGTAATGGCACCCAATTATTGGAAAACGCCGTGTTTTTAGATTCCGAAACGGAAATTGGGAATGCACTTCGGGTCAAAAAACAAACCATTGACGCTTCTAAACCGGTGTTCTCCACAAATTATGCACTCTCCATGTGGGTGTATTTAGATAGCCAGTCCAAAAGTTTCCAAGCCTATGGAAAAGAAACCACCATTTTTGATTACGGAAATGGGAAGCCAAAACTCACCTATGTGAACCATGTTGATGATCCGGAACAAAAGGATAAAGTAAACATTTATTTTACAAATTCCACGACCCAGAAACCCTCTCTCGAGATCACTCTTCCCAAACAAAAATGGAATCAAATTGTATTCAATTATTCAACGCAACGAGTCGATGTATTTCTAAACGGAAGTTTAGAGAGAACCTTTGAATTCGACGACAATTTGCCCACATATGCCGTATATGACAAATTCGTGACCGGGTCGAATCATGGACTAGATGGTGCAATATGTAATGTGAAATATTATCCGAATGCGTTATCCAAATTTGAAATCACGAATTCTTACAATTTGCTCATGAATAAAAATCCTCCGATAAATATATAGGTAGTGTATAATCCATTATGAGTGTTGCCGTTGTTATTATTTTGATTTTAATCGTGGTTTTGATATTTATTTTATATCGCTATTACTCGAACACAGCGTCCACTCTTCAATCTACCGCAAGTTTGAACGGGGGGGCTCTGCCTGCTATTCCGATCTCGGATAGTCCGAATAGTGCTCGATACGCATATAGCATTTGGGTATATGTGAACACCTGGGACAATCAACGCGATAAAATTCTTTTTTCTAGAAACGGAAATTTGGTATTAACTTTAGACAAGGCTCAGCCCACGTTACAATGCAAAGTGTCCATGCAAGACGGCACAACCCAATCTGTAAAACTTACAGACAATTTCCCCATACAAAAATGGGTGAATATTATTGTGAGTTTTGACGGACAATTTTTCGATGGATACTTGAATGGAAAATTAGTAACATCGCAACGTTTTGGAAATCCGGCAACTGGCGCCATTGTTCTTCCCGCAAATCCTCCCGATAAAAGTGTTCCTGTGTATTTAGGATATGCAGGAACACCCGCATACGTAAACCAAGACATTTATATTGGATTGTTTAAGCGCTGGACATCCCCCATGGACCCGCAAACTGCATGGAACACCTATATGTCCGGAAACGGACAAAGCACAACAAGCCAATGGTCAGCATATGGTATCGACTTGTCTTTGTTAAAAAATAGCGTGGAACAATCCAGATTTTCGTTGTTCTAGATGCACTCTTATTTCATA